TATTAACTCCACCCATAGTTCTGAAACATTGTGATTAGCCCTTACAGGCTCTGAAAAGCGCATTAAGTAGTCAAAAGCAATAGACTTAGCCTGGGCATAGTACGGAGCGAGGTAGGCATATCTACCATCTTCCTTGCCATCAACTAAAGCCTTGTATATAAGGTCATTAATACAAGCAACAGTCTTGCCACATCGTCTATGTGCAACTATGACTGCCCAGCGTTGCTGTCTTTCATGGAAGTCTAAGAATACATCCCTAGGCTTATAGTCCAGTTCAACATCTATTACTTCTTCCAAGACACTACCATTCTTTGAGGGGCTTTAGCATCGCCAACAACTTCAGTTCTGGCTAACTTAGGCACAGAGTATTCAACTAGGTTTTGGACAATCTCACAGGCTTTTGCCGGATTAGGTTGGACAATCCACTTTCCAGCTAAATCGTCATAGATGCCATCTGCGGTGCTTTGTATCCACGATTGAATAAATGGTAGGTTACTATCAAGAATAGCTTTGACAGCCTCACGAGCCTCTTGAGTGGCTTTATTAGGCACTCCTGCTTTGCGACCACCTGTCTTTTTTCTACTTTCGTCTACTTTATTATCCATACATTCTCAAGTAATTGATTTGTAAGGGTTTAATCTTACTACAGTTTAGCCAACGATGTCAGGGTCGTGGTATTTGTTCATGGCCTTTGACAATGCCTCTTTACGCTTCATACGCTCATTAGCTTTCTTATTTAGAATGCCACTATCGTCTAGTTCCAATGGTGGATTGTGTTCTTGGCGTTTTTTTTGCTGTTTTTCTAGCGTAGACTCTTTATGAGGTCTAAGCATTGCATCTTCTGGCGGGTAGCTTCTTGTCATGTGTTTCATTACATATTCTCCATATATCTTGAGATAATTGCTCTTCTTAATTCATCGCCACGCAAATTACCAATGTCTTTAGACCTAGCAATAGCATCTTTTACGGCTTCTTGCTCATTTCCATAGGCTTTATACGCATTTGGTGTTTTCATTACATTTTTGCGGATTTCGTTCATTCCGCTAAAAGTAGATGGGTCATTGATTTGACCATTGTAAATTGTAGGCACATTGTATAAAGATTTGGTTTGCGGCAATCCTAATTCATGTCCTTTAGCAGTCATACTTAATTCTGTATGCGGTTCATAGCCACCCTTATCAAATACTATAGGCCTTTTTAAATCAATAGGCTGACCAGCAGAATCAACTGTTGGCTGCATACGCAATAATTGTGCTAATTGATTAAAGTCCATTACATATCCTTCATTTTTGAGGCAATCATTTCTTTTCTTGTGGGTTTTGCTGTCTTTGCGGATTCTTTAAAGTCTTTAGCCGTTGGCGCACCTTTGCTGCCAGGTTTACGCATCTTTTCGCCAGAACCATGAGCAATACGCTCTTGCTTTTTATGAATATTGTAGTAAAGACCTTGTTTAGCCACAATGCCACCTCGCTCTAGCTGCTTTTCCTCGTTCCCCATTCCAATGCTGGCTTCTAGCGCAAAAACTATCATGCCTACTGCCACTAGCTTGGGGTGCTTGCAAATGACTTCCGTTCTTTGCGTTATATGCTGCTCTGCCTTTTGCCGTCATTCCTGCGCCTTCTTTGGCTGGCAAATAGTTCTTACCTTTGCCAACTGTGGTCTTTGGAATGGGTTTATCGTGCTTTTCTACTGCGGCACGAATGGCATCTCTGCGGCTCATTATTGGGCAATGTATTTAGCGTAAGACTCTTCTAATTTAGCCTTGCGCTTACCTTTTGCGTGGGTGCGCTCTTCTGAAAGGGCTATTGCCAAGGCTTGTTTCTTTGGCTTTCCTGCGGCAACTTCTGTCTTATAGTTCTTGCCGACTGATTGAGCCGAGCCTGATTTGTCCATTGGCATAATAAATCCTTACTTGAGGTATTTGAGTTTATAGATAGTAGAGTCAATTAATTGTTGAATTTCTGCAACAATATTAATCAATTCTTGTTTTTGCGGCAAATCTGTATTGGCTTCTGCCACGAAATTCTTTAATGATTCCAAGTATTTAAGCGGTTCTTTTGGCTGGTGATAGACGCTTGGAAAGTCTTTGACTTGCTCATAGCATCCCATATAGGCTTCTACATAGTCATCTACAAGTTCAACGATTTCATCATAGTATTTGCCCAAAGCCTTATGCTGTGAGTAAGAATTTGTTGCCCAATGGAAGAAATGAGTATTAGTAGCGCTATGCAATAAAGTAGCGGCAAACATTGCGACATTTTGAGTTTCTTGCATAGGACACCTTTAAAGTTCATATAATTTTAGCACTTCTATTGCATTTTGCACCGAATTTACCCTATGTAAAGGGCCACCCCTCCAATTAGCAAAAAGGGTAATTTGTTGAGGAGTTAGCTTTTTATCTTCTCCATCCTTAACTTCTATTAAAATAGTTTGTTCTTCGTAGCAAACCATTAAGTCTGGGATTCCTCCACCGACTGTATGCAAAAGGAAAACATCAGCACCATAATCTCGTAGTGCTTTTACAACATCCTTTTGATTTTTATCAACTTTTTTAATATAAGACATAATAATATGTTAGTGTTCTATAACTTATAGTATAAGGGGAATTTAATGGGTGGTTATTATTTAACGGATGAGCAGTTTATAGCTGAGTGGAATAAGATTGGTTCGCCACTTACTTTTGCGAAAATCCACGCTATGTCTGAAAGAGCTGTATATAACCGCAGGCGCTCCATTGAAACCAGGCTTAAAATCAACCTTCCTAGCTTTAATGACCAACGAGTAAACGATTTTAAAAAGACAGAGCAAACTGTCGGTAATACTCGTAGAGGCATGGATATAGAAAAAGGGCGAGTGATTGTCTTTTCTGACGCTCACTTTTGGCCTGACCAAACTACTACCGCATTTAAAGCATTAATTGAGATGATTAAGGAATACAAGCCTACCGCCATTGTTTGTAATGGTGATGCTTTGGATGGTGCTTCTATTAGTCGTTTTCCTAGGGCTGATTGGGAAAAAATACCATCCGTTAAAGAAGAATTAGATGCTTGTCAATATTTTTTGGGCGAAATTGAAGCCGTAGCCAAGGGCGCTAAAATGTTTTGGCCTTTAGGTAATCATGATGCTAGGCTTGAAATGCGCATCATAGAGAATCTTCCAGCTTTTGAAGGTGTCAGAGGCACAACCCTTAAAGAATACTTCCCTGCGTGGCTACCTTGTTGGTCATTTTGGGTGAATGAAGATACTTGCATTAAACACAGATGGAAAGGTGGTTTTAACGCTGGTCGTTCCAATGCCCTTAATTCTGGTGTTTCTATGATTACAGGGCACACACATCACTTAAGTGTTATGCCTGTCAATGACTACAATGGTGTGCGTTGGGGGGTTCAGACTGGTACTTTGGCCGAACCTAACGGACAACAGTTCGCTTACACCGAGGACACTCCTAAAGATTGGAATAGTGGCTTTGTTATGCTTTCTTTTGAGCGCTCAAAACTATTGCAGCCTGAGATGATTAGAGTATGGGGTGAGGATGAAGTCGAGTTTCGTGGAAAAATTCATGCGGTATGAAACTATCAGAGCCTATTCTTCGTAACTTATATTCTGCAATCTATTGCATGAAACCTTTTGACAGGTGGAATATGCCGCTACCTGAAGAAGTGTTGTTTATTGTGGATAAAGACCCAAATACAATGGGGACTTATTTATACGATACAGGCGAGGACTACGAGCATACCATTACCATTTCTTCTGCTCGATGTAGTCACCTAGATACTGTGATTCGTGTTTTATGCCACGAATGTATCCACATGAGCCGTCACAAAACGAACAAGTGGACTCACCACGATAAGGAGTTTCGTAATAGAGCGCACCGAATCTCGTCTGAATTGGGTTTTGACCCTCTTGAATTGTAGACTCAGCCGCTAGGCGGTCTGCCGTAGTGAATGTCGTCATTCGCCATTTCCTTTTCCAAGTTTCTGATTGACTCTTTCCAAAAGCGCCTCTTCGGTAATGCCCCATTTATTTGCAAAACCTTTGTGACCCAATCCGTGAACACCAGAGTTTCCCCGATGGTGTTCTGGGCAAAGTGGGATGACAGGGGATGCAGACCGAACATTTCCATGCCTGCGGATGTGATGGAGTTCTGACGGAGTGCCTTCAAACCCAAGGAGTTCGGAGCATAAAATACATCCGAGTTCTGCAATCTTATTGAGAGCGTTCTTTTCATCTTTTTTCATATTCCTAAATTTCTGTATACCACACCATCAGGCCATTTTTTATTTGTTGCTTTATTCCATAACTGTATCAGCTTATCAGGATAAATAAGAATTGGGTCTTTTCCTGTAAAACAAAAAGCATAAATTAATGGCGCTTCTTCTGTTGAGTACCATTGTTTAAAATACGGCAACAAATCAATTTCTTTTTCTTTAAAATTGCCAGTTCCCTTTACATTTACAACAAAAGTGCCTTTTGGTGTATTAACAATGTAATCAGGTATGTTTCTTAAAAATTTATTTAATTTAAAAAAATTGTCTACATTTTTATTTTTTTCATCAAAACCAAGGCGAGTTAATTTATAATTTTTTTCGGCACAATAATATTCAAATAAAAACTCAGCAACATTAACGCTAGTTTGTCGTTCTGCGTATGTATTTGACCCAGAATCTAAGATAGCCATTGTTTCCTAACTTGGTCATAAGTAGCAAACTCTAGCTTAATTGTTTCGTCAGCTAAATCATGGGCTATTTTGGTAGCTTTTTCGTATTGGTTTTTAAGAGTAGCTGTGTGGTAGCACTTTAATAGCTTTTGTATGCGTAAATAGTTTTCAGAATAGTCTGTCATTTCTCTTGTGCCTTTCTTAGTATTCCTCTAGCAAACCGCATAATAAATCCATCGTAACCAACATCTTTAAGGTGGCATTGCGCTTGAATGTGTCGTATTTCCTCATCTGTTAGTGTCTTTGCTGGATGGGTGTAGAGTGGAATAAGGTCACAAACTGGAAAAAAACTATTCTTATCAAAATAATTTCCTTCTCCATCAGTCCACGCTACTGGTTCATTGTTCATTTTGTTTTTAAAACCAACATCTTCATAACCTGGGTGATATGGGGCTTCTTCTACTAATTTATTGGTCATTTGGTCATCCGTTCAATGTTTCTGTTGCTTGCTTCTGTTGTGCGCCATGCCTCAAATCTCATCTTAGCTGCTTCTAATTGCCAGCGTAATGCTTCTGCTTGTTCTGTCGCTACTCCAATGGCTTTGCAAAGGTCTTGGTATTCTTGGCTTGCATAGGCTTCCATTTCTTTTGCGGCAATGCTATTGCCTTCTGCTTGGGAAGCCTTAATTGCTTTAAGAGAATGTCTAAAATTTTCCAACTCTGCCAATCTGCCTTTTGCAGCCGCATAATCTGGCGCTTTCTTGAAAATGAAGTCAATCGCATCATTTGGGTCTTTCATATTGGTTAATCCTTTCACCAATCCAACGCATTACCGGCACAGCCATAGAGTTACCAAGTGCTTTATACCTTACACTACTAGGACAGTTTTCTTTAATGTTAGTGTAATTGTCTGGAAAGCCTTGCAATCTTTCACATTCAACCTCTGTAAGTCTGCGAACAACCATGTTTTGCATTAAACCTCCAACATGGTCAATATCTGTTCCATTTCTAATTGTTTGACTCGTATTCTTATTGGTTGTTAAATTATAAATATCAATTGCAACTCCTGAATTTTGACTAACAGTCAATGTATTAGATTGTTCTTGCAAAAATTTCATTTCATCAGGCCTAGCATTTACATTAAAACTTGTAGCAACTGCATGGCGACTTGAAGTATCTAATGTATTCATTGGGTCGCCTGGTTTGCCAATACCTAGACCATTACCTTTACCATCATTATTTCTATTATCACCACCACCTTTGTATTGTGTTGCTTGAGCATGAATTGGTATAGTTAAAAAGGTTTCTGAACCGCCCCCTAAAACTCCTCCGCTTGCTTTGGTTGTTCCTGCAATGACATCTTCACGATATTGTCCAAAGCTGCTTTCAACATATCCGGCAACACTTTCCCCCTTCTTTCTGCCCTGTTTAATATTCCCTGACAAGCTTTCGGACTCAAATAATACTTTTGCGGCAGATTCCCAACCTCCAAGACATCCGACAACAAACACTCTTCTGCGTCTTTGTGCGACTCCGAAATTTTGAGCGTCAAGCACCCTGTAGGCCCACCCATACCCGAGTTCGCCCAACGCCCCAAGGAAGGCTCCAAAATCCCTTCCTTTGCCTGAACTGAGGACACCTGGCACATTTTCCCAAACGCACCACTTGGGTCTAAACTTGTCAAGAATTCCAACATAGGTGAGAGCAAGGTTGCCTCTTGGGTCGTCAAGCCCTTTGCGTAAGCCTGCAACGCTAAATGATTGGCAGGGAGTTCCTCCGACCAAAAGTCCGATTGAGTCATCTAATTTCCATTCTTTATATTTAGTCATATCACCAAAGTTGGTGACTTGTGGATAGTGGTGGGCAAGAACTTGGCTAGGAAATTTCTCAATTTCGCTAAAACCTACAGGTTTCCACCCCATGTGATGCCAAGCTACTGTAACGGCTTCAATGCCAGAACAAACGCTTAAATAATTCATTTAAGATTCATCCAAAGACCGACTTGTGCGGCAGCATAACCTAACCAAATAAATGCGTTAGATGTTGAGCCTTTAAAGTATTGAGCTAAACCTACGACTAAATACCCAAGCCCTGTTGCTGCGACAATGTATTTTTCAATATCCATTCCCCTTTATTCCCCCTATTTCCTAATTCGTATTGCGTATAAAAATCACGCAAAAGTTGTTCATCAAAATTATATTTACTTATATACAGTCTAAACTTGTTTAAACCCCATTTGTGTCTGTATATACAAAGTTGCCTTACAGCGCACTCATGCCTAGCTTGTTCATACATTTGCGTTTAAGACTGTCATAAGAGTCGTATCCAGTTCCCAAGACACCAAGCTCTCTTGCTTTGGCCTCAATACCTTCGTTGCTAAACATCCACTTTTTGTCAATCTTTTCTTTCTTAGGTTCAATTACTAATTCATCTTCGTAACGCTCACCATTTAACCAAGTGGCGGCATGAGGTATAAATTCTAACTCGGTTTCTTTTGCTGCCCAGTATTGGCAATGTGTGTCAATAGCTTTTGCAGCCATAAGTTGTTGCTCTGCGGACAATTTTGCCCAGGCTTTTCTTGCAGTTGCTTTAGCAATTTTTCGTGGATATAAAGACCAGAACTCATCAAACATTCTCCTCTCCTACTGCATAACTCTTGGTGATGATGGTGTTGGTGGGCTAGGCGGTACTGTGTAGCCTGGATTACCAACAACGCTTTGTGTATAACCATTTGGTGTCGTGATTACGACTTGGTTAGGATACATTGTAGCAGTCTGAGTAATGATGCCCATTGGGTTTACAAACTGTGCGGTGTTGCCGTTTATTTGCACAGTCCCCATGCTATAACCACGACTATCGTTTAACTGAATTGTTTGAGCTTCTGCTATTCCATAAGCAAACATAGCTCCTAGTGCTGCACCTAATAAACAAGCTCCTATAAAGTCTTTCATTTAAATCCCCTTTAGTTAAACAACAATGCTAGTTTCTAACCTTTTTTATACAAAGTCTATGCTCCAAAACCCTAATGTTGTATTTTTACACATAGCTTGACCAAGGGTGATAGGGAACTATCAGCCGACCCAATGCCTATGACATCTAGTCCTTCCTAAGATAATGTTCACTCGATGGAGAAGTTGTATCACCCAAGTCCTCTCCGTCTTATGTAGTCGCCATTTAACGCTACGAGGCTTGCAATGGGGTTGTCACCAGCCTATCTTTTCTTCCATGCGGGCGATTTAACCCCTATGTAACGCCTGGAGTGCGGCAGAAATAGAAAAACCCCATAAGGTAGCTCTAAGATGGAATTGCTTAATAAATGGCCATGCCAGCATTTAGTAAACACTCAAAGCTACCCTATAGGGTTTAGGCACAACATTTAAAACAGATTCCACTCTGCATTGCTAGTATACATCAATCTAAATTTACTTTTTGTTCTCCAAAAGCGTTGTTTTTTAACAACTCAGGCCAAATTAGCCAAAAATTAGTAGGAAACAAGTCTTGGCGAGTTACAAGCCCATGACTAACTTCTTCAATTCTTGCGCCCAAAAGCATATATTTGTCGGCTGGAATGCCACGCACACGCCAATTAGATACGGCTGCTGGGTCTACTTTGCACATTCTTGCTACCTTTGCCGTTCCACCTAACAGGTCAATAATGGCGGTGTCGGTTAGTTTAAGTTGTCTTTCCATTCACGAAGTTTAACCTATATGTTGTTTATTTGCATACAGTTTACTTTTTTTATAAACTTGTGTTAAAGTTCTTATATAGCAATTTCGCTATGCCATTAAAGGGGATTTAAATGGGTGAATTAAACCAACTAATGCTAGAAATGGAAGAGCGCTTAGAGATAGCGCTAGACAACATGGAATACGGCACAGATATATCAGCCAATGATATAGATGTTATTCGTGCAGCTTGTGGAAAGCCTAAAAAACGCAATGACCATGTCAATCCATTGTTGCGTGATGTTATCAATGACTTTGGCGCAATTTTTGGAGGTGCAAAATGAAAGCATTTCCTTGGACAGAATCAGATACAGCAACTTGGGATAACGGCATGGATTTGCGTGATTATTTTGCGGCAAAAATAATGCAAGGATTTGTGCAAGGTCTTGTAAACATAGACAAAGAAGATAATCAAAAAACATCAGAAACAACAGCAATAATGGCTTATAAATTTGCCGATGAAATGATGGAGGCAAGAAAATGATGCAATCAGAAAGCATTGCCAATTTAGCTAAATCGCTAAGTATCGTACAAGGGAAACTGACTCATGCTAAGAAAGATTCTGCAAACCCTTTTTTCAAATCTAAGTATGCTGACCTTGAGTCTGTTTGGGATGCTTGCCGTGACTTATTGGCTAGTAATGGTTTGGCGGTGGCTCAATTCCCTGGCACTTATTCTGATTTAGATAAGTCCATGTCTTTGACAACAATTTTGACCCACAGTTCTGGCGAATGGATTAGTCAAGAAATGTCTGTGCCGGTAACTAAACCTGATGCACAAGGCGCTGGGTCAGCTTTAACTTATATGCGTAGGTACGCATTAGCAGCAGTAGTAGGTGTAGTGCAAGCAGACGATGATGGTAATGCCGCTTCGTCACCTAAACCAGTAGTAAAAGCAAAGGAAATTTAATCATGGCTTATGTACCAAAAGAAGGCTCTGGAAGTTTATTTAAAAATGACCGCAAAACGACTGAAACTCACCCAGACTATACAGGCAGCATTATGGTCAATAACCGTGAACATTATTTATCTGC